CGCTCCAACGGAGATCGAGGCGGTCCCGAACGCCTCGCCGGAAGAGATACCGCTCGGCTGTAATGTAATAGCCCCAGGAGAGACGGTCGCGGTCCCGAATGTCTCCGAGGAGGAGATTCCGGAGGGACTGAGCGAAACCGCGCCGACTGAGATCGAGGCCGTCCCGAACGTCTCCGTCGAACTTATCCCAGAGGGAGCAAGGGGAACCGCGCCAACCGAGATTACAGCGGTCCCGAAAGCCTCCGCCGTCGCTATACTAGAGGGAGAAAGAGTAACTCCGCCTTGAGTGAGAGTCGCCGTCCCGAACGCCTCAGAGCTCGAGATTCCGGAGGGAGAAAGAGTAACAGCGCCAACCGAGACCGCAGCCGTCCCGAAAGCCTCCCCGGATGCGATCCCGCTCGGTTGCAAAGTAACTGATCCCGTCGAGATCGAGGCCGTCCCGAAAGCCTCCCCGGAAGAAATACCGCTCGGAGCAACATCGACCGATCCGACCGAAATCGCGTAAGTACCTATAGCCTCGTCCGAGGTTATACCCGTACAATTGATATTTGCCGCTCCTAGAGCGAATACGGCGGTCCCGAATTGCTCTCCGGACGAAATTCCGCTCGGATTGAGGGAAACGGCCCCAGGAGAGGCCGCAGCCGTCCCGAACGCCTCGCCGGAGCTTATTCCGGAGGGACTTAGAGAAACGGCCCCAGGAGAAACGCTCGCAGTCCCGAACGCCTCCGCGCTCGAGATGCCGCTCGGCTGGAGGTCTTGAGTAACCGACGCCGCCGAGACTGTAATATATGCCGACCAATGATAAACAGCCCCCGGCCATTCTCCGGAGGGATAGCTCGACGGGAGAGCCCCGTAAGAGTAAACCGCTGGATGAATTCGTTGACTCCCGCCGCTGTCATAGTACCAGCGACGAGTCGCGTTACAATGATTCGCCGCGTAATACTTCGCGCCGTTTGAAATGCTTTCGCTTCCGGCGGTCCCTGTTTGCCAACCGTCCGATCCTCCTGTTTGCTCGCCACAATCGACGACGAGAGAGTTGATCCCGGAGCTGTCGTCGTACAGTCCGATCCGAATTTTATCGCCGCTTGCGTCTTTTATGGCAACGTGAACAGAGTCGAGAGTATAATCGTCATCCGGATTTGCGTCGAGGCCGACGGCCATAATATAACCCGTTGATCTTTGATAGGAGCTCGAGCCTTGAGTCGTATAACCGAAAGTCGGATCGAGAATAACGGGATACGCGGCCTTTTTTAACCAGTCTTGATCGAGATCAATCGTTAGCGTTTTCGCCTGAGCGTCGATCTCCTGATTACACCAAACCTCGACGCCTCGAGCGTCGATTAATTTCGGCCTGTAGATGTGACAGAATTTCCCGGTTTTATATTTATTATTTTTTTTCTTCCAGTAAACCGCGTAAGAATCGATCACGTTTTCCGGTCGTTCGAAACCGGCCTTTTTCTCCTCCTCCGTGAGTTCGTATTGTTTAAGGAACTCGAGACCCTCCGGAAAGTCGATATCTAAAACGACATCTTTTTCCGGATTTTTAGTATATTCGATTCCGTACTCGACGAGGTCTCCGATCTTATAAACTCGATGAGTCTCCTCGCCCTCGGAACATTCAATTTTTTCTGATTTCTTTGAGAGTTTTTTATTTGAAGTTAAACCGCGAGGAGAAATAGAAAGAGAGACCTCTCCGTCCCACTTCTCCGCCTGAAACGAGAACTCTCGATCGCCAATTTTACCGGCCGAAACGCGAGCGTCTTTATCTGTTAATAAATACTTATCCTTTTTTAAGCTATCATTAGACATTTAGTTTTTTTTTAATAGCAGCGCCTCGATCCTCCCGATTCTTGAGCAAGCCTCATTTAACCGAATCTCAATTTGACGGTGAACCCGTTCAGCGTCCGCCTCTTTATATTGCTCCGTAGATAATCTATGGACTTCTTTATCGCGCCGACGAGCGAACTCCGTTAAATACTCGACCTTTTGATCGATCTTAGCTCCCCATATAACCGCCGTAACAGTTTGAGCAGCCAGGAAAATTAAAACCGGCCAGTTTGCCTTAACTGCTTGTTTTGCTTCTTGCCTTGTCATCTTTTAAACTCCAAAAAATAAACTTTTTAAAATCGAGGAGTATCTCCCGTTAAAATGAGATCGGGTATCTTTTCGACGAGTCGAGCCGCGTTTCTAGCGGCTTTATCTGCAAAGTGCCTTTGAACTTTCTTCGTTAACCATCTTTTTAGATGAGCCTCCGTAAGAGCAATTCCGGAGAGTTCCTCTCCGTTCGCTCCCCTTGCGGAGCCTAGCGCCTCGTTAATCTTTTCAAGATTAGTGCTCGTAATATTTAAAACTATCTTTGCCATTATTTCCCCTCAAAAAATTTAAATTGCCATACTCCCCATCGCGACCCCACAAGATGCGTGATACGTTCCGACCGCAGTCGACAAACGTCCCTCAAAAAAAACAGAGGCTCCGCTCGTGTTAATTCTCCATTCAACCGGAGAGGAACCCCAGTTTCTAGAGTAAACAGAAGCAGAATCGACGCTCGTCGCCGTCCCGCTATCATAGTAATAAGCCGAGAACTCATAGATCGCGCAGTTTCCCGCATCGGCCCCGGATTTACTCGCAGCGAAATAACAGTGCCCCGATATCGCTTGACTGACCTCGAGAGTATATCTTGCAAGAGTTACCCAGCTTGTAGTCGTTAAGCTTTCCCGGTCTCCTCCGAGCCTTACAAATCCGATATCTTGAGATGAGGACTCGGAGCCTAAAACGTCGAACGCATATCCATTTGATACTTTAAAGCGATCGACCGTCGAATCTACGTAGATATGAGCCTCCGACGCGGCTCCCATTGTACCGACGCGGCAATCCTCGTTCCCTAAAAACTCAGCCTCTCCCGGATAGGTCGCATGGTCCGCGCCCCAAAGTCCGAGATAGCTCCCCCGGCCCTCCGACATACCACCACCACCACCAATCAAGATCGCTTTAGTGTCGGAGCCGTCCGAGGTGTCGGCCGCGATTTGAAAAGTGTTTGCAGTGTAAACGATATTCTCATCAAGATCGGCAAGATTCGAAATTTCCTGAGCGTCCCAGGTCGCCCCGTTATACTTCTCAAATTGCTTAGTGGTCGAGTTATAGCGGATCGCGTTTGTCGGAATATTAGTGTCTCCCGAGTAATCCATTTTAGCCGCTTGAGTATCGCGGTCTTTAAGATCAGTTAACACACTAGTATATGCTGTTGACGTTGTCGGATTGTTCCAGTTTACCATATTGCTATTTTCCCCTAAGAAACTACATCTATAAACCCCTCGGCCGTCCATCCGAAATCGACGGCGACCTGATTCCCGTTATAGTCGTAAATAAGGACATCGAAACTCGTCGGATTCGACGTCGACCAGTCAAATTCTATAATTGTATGATACCGATCTGAACTGCTTGGAGTTGTCGATTTGCTCGGAGTAACGTTTAGAGCTGTAATATCTAAATAATCTAAATTGAAACTTACTGTCGTTGCAGCGCTCGCCGAGCTTGTTCCGTTTCCGGAGTCGGTCTGTTTTTTCACATCTACCTTGAGATAGACCTGAGAAAATGTCGAAATTGCCGTGTCGTCTCCTCCGCTAAATGCGAAATGAACCTTAATATATTGAAAATTCTTACCGAAAACCTGAGTCGCCCCGCTCGCGCCGTCCGTCCAAGAGTCGCCAGGATTTTCTTTGTAGCTTAGAGTAACGGTCTCAGTGACCGCGCCGTCTACCGCATTTTCAAGATATGTAAGGGAAATCATAGATTCAGAAACAACCTCTCCGACGTCGACCTCCCAAGTCGCCGATCCGGTCGTTTGTGTCGGTTGACCATAATAATCATAGCCGGCCGCGATTTGATCCCCGATATCGGCCCATGAATTCGATGTGAAGTGAGTCGCCCACGTTTCGGAAGTGTCGAGAGAAACAGTAAAGCTTGAGCCGTCTCCCTCATCTACCGCATTACTTGAGGCCGAAAAATTGGCAGGATCGAGATATTGTTCGAGATTGAGGATAAAATCCGGAGGATTATAAACTAAAACTGAGGAGCCCGTCTCCGCGCTCTCGTTTCCCGCAGTGTCGACCGCTGTAACCCAGTATTTATACTCGTCTCCGATGTCCTCAATATAAACGGCAAAAGTCCCTGTCACTCTCCCAATAAGAGAGGCCGCTCCGAAAGTTGCTCCCTTGTAAACGTTATAATAATCGATCGGGAGGTCTCCGGCGGCCGGAGTCGTCCAATCGATCAGGACTTGGTTATCGACCGCTTTCACTGTGTAATTTTGAACAGTGTTCGGAGCTCCTATCGTTAGAGTTGTCGAGGCCGTCCCGGAGGAGTAGTTCCCGGTATTATCGACCCATTTTCCATAAAAAGAATAACTAGCGGCCGTTTGATGCTGCCAGAGATACGAGAGCGCGTCTCCTTTGAAAATAGTTGTTCCTGTGTCCCAAGCCGAGCCGTAACGAATCTCAGCCGCTCTTTTGTCTAAGTCGCCTATAGCATCCCAGCTTATAAGAATCCCGTTAGTTTTTACGACTGCCGAGAGACTACTCATATCGGTTGGAGCGGCCGTCTTTCCCTCGACCGTGTGAGAGGTCTCTGTTACCCAAGAGCTTTTAACCCCGAGAGCGGAAACCGAACGGATTCGAACGTCGTAATCCTCCCCGTCCTCAACATCTAGGATATACATAAACGTATGAGAGCCGTCGACAATCGCGGCTTGATAATAATCTGAGTCAGCCGATTGTTTATATTGAATCTCAAAATGTCCACCTGTTGTAACGTACACATCGGAGGGAGCCGTCCAAGAGACTTTAATTCGAGTGAAAATTGTCCCGTCCTTTCTTGTGTATAAATTATCAGTCCCAGAGGCGAGAGTGAGCCCCGTCGGAGCTGTAACGGTAAAGGGATCAGGGAGATCGGTCGTCGGACTTTCGACCATATCCCTTTCGTCCGTTGCTGGAGTCCACGCGTAAACATTCGAATCCACTTCCCGGAGGAGGAGGTCGACAAACGGCTCTCCGTTAGTAATAGAAAATTCGAAATCGTGAACCTCAAAAACTTTAGAGCTCCAACCGTAGCGCGAGATAGTAAGAGAGACCGTGTCTCCCGGCTCGAGCTGTAAAGCCTTAAGAGACCAAGAGGCCGCAATCGTGATCGAGCGTCTAATCCTCTCGAGCTCAATTCTTGCGATCCTTTGAGCCATTGTCGCCGAGGTCGTAAACGGGAGAGAAACATCCTCCCAGGTAGTAACGGAGCCATCCTCCGTAACGTATCCTGAATCCTCATGAGCGGGAAAATCCGTAACCTCATAATCATTTCTTGAGGAGGAGTAATTCCCTCGAACCGAGTTAAAATTGTCTCTCGACGAAATAAGAGTCGAGATTTTTATCTCGCTCCGGAGGTCGTCGTCCGTTAGAGTAACCGAGGGAGCTGTGTAATATCCCGGCCAGAACTTAAACTTTCCTTCTGAGTAGGTTAAATAACCGCCCATTGCGGACTCGAGAGCCTCGATAATATTGTCCGGACTTTCGGAAACGTCAAACGCTCCGTTTGTCTCGTATCGACTTTCCGTTCCTCCGGCCTTTAGAGCGACGGCATCGTCGCAGCGGTCCGCCGCCCACTGGAGACCGCCGACAGAGGTCGACGTATCAAGATCGGTGTAGTCGTACCCGAGACCGTAAACGTCATTAGTTAAAAAATCAGCCAAACAGAGAGACGCATTCGCAGAGTAAACCGTGTTAGTATCTCTAGGATCGTATACCTTCGCGCCTTGAACCTGGAGGAGAATCTCCGGCTGTCCGTTAGCAAAAAGATCAGCATCCCAAACGAGGATTAGATAAATATGAGCTCGATTGTCTTGTTTGTGATTCGACGTCCAGAGGAGAGGGAGCTGTGTATTAAGATCGCCTTGAACGGATTGACCGACCGCGCCGTCGTTATCGGAGGCGAGAAAAACTTTATTAGTATAGTCGATCGAGCTGCCGTCCGGACGAGTCCCTCCTGTCGCCCACCGATCCCCGCCGATCCCTCCGGAAAAGTCGACTCGATTTTCATCCAAATATAAATAATCAACCTGTTCGACTTCGTGACAGGCATAAGTTATAACATGATTAAGCCACGAATCCCCGGCGGATTGCTGTAAAAACGTTATAGCTCCCCCGACTCGAGTCGTCCCGTAAATTACCTGGAACGGAGCCTCGGGAGAGGAGAAAGAAATCTCTTTCCCCTTCGGTCGAGCTTGATTTCGTTCCCTCCGCCGTATCCTCGACTTCGCTCTCTTAATTGCTCGTTTAGAATAAGGGACTTTGAGTCTCGGCCTGTGTTTTGTTAACCACTTGCGAGCCTCCTCTCGACTAACTTTTATCTTTTCTTTTTTCTCCGGCTCGTCGTAGTCGCCGAGGTGAGGAGGTGTTCTTTCTGTCATTTCTGAGCCTTCCCCCAATATCCCTTAAACGAGTTTTTTAATTGCTCGACGTATTCGAAACCAACGTCGGAGGAGTACCAAATTTTTTGAGTCTCTTGATTGTAACGGAAGTTTTTCGCCTTATGCATAGCGACGAGCTTATTTTCAAAAGTGATTCGAGCTGTTCCCATCTCCGGACTCTCTACGAGCTCCGCAGTATCTACGAACCCAGAAAAGAGCAAATAAGGATCGGTAATAATCGATCCTGAACTGTTTACAAATCCGATATAAAATTCAGCCGCTTTAAATTGCCTTAAGGACTGCAATACTAAAGAGACGATAGCCGCCGGCTCCCCCGCTATCTCGGCATACATCCCGACCGCCTCAACCTCCACAGTTTGAGAGATCGGCCCGAACCCTTTTAAATATCCGTTCCCGAGCCACGTTTGACCGTTCCAAGAAACATCTTGAGCCCCTGTCCAGTAATAAACGGTTGATCCGCTTGTCTCGAACGATAAAAAAAAACGAGGCCGGACCGTTGAGGCCGTTAACTCCGTGATAACGTTTGCGGTCATATCGCGAGGCATTTTATATCGCCTCCTCCGCAGTAAACGCGAGCTGAAATAATTGATTAACCCCAGCGGAAACCGGTTTTAAAACGGCTTGAGTCATTCGGAAAGTTCCAAGAGGATCGCTTGTTACAATGGATTGACCGTCGGAAATATCGGAGCGAGCCGATGGCCAAACGTCGATCGTCGCCGCCGTTGCTCCGTCCGAGGTAACGTCCGCCGTCACCATATAAAGCCGATAGTTAATTGAAATAAAATCCCCCTTATCTAAAACATTAGTCGAGGCCGTCCATCCATCAGTCGGTATAGTGTAAGAGCCGGCGGTCGGATTATTTGTTAGAGGAGAACCTCCCGGCGACGCCTGAGACTCCGAGAGGAGCTCGTCTCCGAAATAGAAAGTCCCATATCTCCCCCTTAAACTAGCTAGAAAAGCCATCCAGGGAGCCGCCTCCGCTCTGTCCATCGGCGGATACGTGACAGAAACGGCCCAGCTTGCGCCGTCGTGCTCAACCGCTTGAGCTTGCAGAGTAAACGGAGACATCGAAACCGCAGTCGCAGACCCAGCAAACCAATCGATCCTTGATGGCTTTGGACTACTTGGAGGAGATACGGGATAACTTATAGTCATTTTAGAAAGTCCCTCTAAAAACGCCGCGATTTTGATAGGAGACGACCGCGTCGATCGTGTCCGCGAGGAGTTCGCCTTTCGCCTCCTCTATTGCGGCAATTATTTCACCCTCGACCCCAGCGCCAGCGCCGCGAGCGTCGATATTAATAGTTAAACCTCCCGGAGAGTTTCCTCCGACCTGAGAGACGCCGAGTCGACCGTTAACGCTTTTTAATGGGAGGATCGCCTCCGGCCCATGCTCGCCAGCGATTCGGCCAGGAGAGACGAAAGTCCGGCCTCCTAATATTCCGCCATAAGCAGATTCGTTTATGTGACCGCCGGAGTCTCCTCCGGAGGGAGTGTTTTGATTGTTAAGAGCGTCGAGCGCCTCGCGATCCTCTTTGGATATATCAAGAGTAATTCGAGGCGTGACATGCATCCCGTTTATATAGTCGAGACTGTCTCGGAAACCATCGATCTCTTCTGAGAGCTTTTTCCAGCCGTTGCCGTTGTCCTGAAAAAACGAGTCCATATCCGCGACAATACCGCCGAGAGTTCGATCACTTGCTTCGAGGAGGTCCTCGAAAGTCTTAATCCCGCGCTCCGAGAAACCGTAAAAGAGAGCATCAATCTCTTGTTGAGTGAACTCTCCGGACGCCTCAAGTCTCTTTCTTAGGTCCTCGAGTGTTTCTATATTAGCCTCTTGAGCTTCGACCGCGATATTTTTTAGTTGAGTAAGAGCCGCGATCCCTCGCCCCTCCGTCGCTAATAAGTTTTTAAGCGCCTGAGTGAACGCGCCCGTATCCTTTAGCCCTTCTTTAAAAGCATCTACTGAGTGCCTTATCCCGACCTCTACCTCATGCCAAGAGAGCTCGCCAGTTTTTCCGAGATTCACCAGTTGTTCTTGAACTGTCTCAAAGTCTAGTCCAAGCCCTTGAACTAAAGCCCGGAGGCCGTCAATCGAGCCGCCGACGTTGTCGAGGAGAGCGATCCCGATTTGAGCTCCGACGTTTTCAGTTAATCCGAGGAGCTCCTCGAAAACGTCTCCAATCGCTGCAGCTCCGAGAGTCGCCTCCGTTCCGAAATCCTTGAAAGCTTTATCCGCCCACGCATCCCCCGCGCCAATTTTCTTATAATCGCCGAGTTCAAGCTTTTCGAGAGTAACGGCTTTTCCATCTTTAAAGTAAGTGATCCCGCCGAACTTTTTCAAAGTCTCGTTTAGCCTATCGAAAGCGTCGATCCTAGCTTGCTGTTGAGGATCGATATTATCCTCAAAGAGTTTTCCAACGAGCCGGCCGAGACTCTTTCCGATCTTTCCTCCAACCGCCGCGCCAATTGGTCCGCCAAAATAAGCGCCGATAGCAGTCCCGCCGAGCTCTCCGATCCCTTTTGCGGTTTCTTCTGAGGACTTTCCAAGCCTTGAAAAACCATCAATAACGTTATTAATCGCGACCGACATCCCGACCGACTCTCCGACTCCGATCAGCTCGTCCATTGACGGGATTTTAAATTGCCCCATTCCAGGAAAAAACGATCCGTCTTTCTGTAAAGGACCTTGAACCCCTGCCGGCCTGTCTTTACTAAAGATCAGCCCTCCTAGTTGAGAACCGAGTTCTTTCGGAGATTTTCCCGCTCCGCCGTTGTATCCGAACGCCTCCGCGATGCCTTGCGCGAGTTGCGCGGCAAATCCGACGGCGAGCTGTCCGAACATATCCTTTAGACTAAACCGGACGCCCGTAATCGCGTTTTCGAACATCGACTCCCAAGCCTGAACAGATTCTTTGTGAGCCGCAGTAAGCGCATCTTGAATTCGAGTGTTAATCGCGTCGACTTGCCTGTCCGCGACCTTGTTCGCGTACTCTTGAGCGGCCTCTGAATCTCGAACAGCGGCGTCGAGCCCCGCGAGAACTCCCTTTTTCGTTTGAGTTCTAAACTTTTCCAGGAGTCCGGAAAGCGCGGCGGTATCGAGATTTTTAATCGCCTGTTCAATTTGTTTACCGATATCGTCTTGTGCGATCTGTTGATCTAGCTCTTTTAATCTGTTACTTAGAGCCTCGACGGATTTTGTCGCGTCGCCGGCTCCTTTGTTCATCGCGTCGAATAGTTTTTTCTGATCCTCCGCCGAGAGATTCCCGCTCTTTAGTTGAACCGCGAGCTCCCCGATCTCCTCCTTAACCTTATTGAGACCGATCTCCGCCTTGTTTAGAGTATCCGCGAGGCCGGACATCCCATCGTCGAAATCGTAGAGATTCTTTCCTCCGAGAGCTTTCTCGATGTCCTTTAGTTGCAGCGCCGTTTGATGGACAGCTCTTCTAAATTTATTTCCACCGAAAGGATCAGTTTCCCAGATATGAAAATAGTTTTTAACAACCATCTGAGAGGCGAAAATATCTCGGCTTAGTTGTTTAAAGAATCCACTAATAGAGCTCCCGAAAGTAATTATCTCGTCTTTAAATCCGATAAGCCCGGAGACTAGGATTCCGACGCCCGTAAGAACCAGGCCGGAGACAGAAAACAGCGCGGATAGAGCCAGAGCGATCGCCCCTATCGCGAGTTTTACAGGACCCGCAATCGCGACCAGTGCCACAAACACAGAGATACTCGACCGGACGCCGTCCGGGAGTTTGGCGAAAGTCTCTCCGAGAACCCGGACGACCGCCGTAATATTTAGGAGGATCGGAGTAATATCCCGGAGGATTTGAGCGCCGAACGGCTCGAGAGCGAGAGCCGCGTTATTTCTTAAAATCTTTAGTCGCTGGGAGAACGTGAGACTCGCCTCCGCCGCTTTTCTTATCGTCTCCGGAGACGCCTCGAGCTCTTTCAGGAAAGCCGAAACCTCGAAACGGCCCTCCCGGACCGCCATCGCCATATCTACCGCAGCTCGGGACCCAAACATTTCAAACGCAATCGCTCCGGCCTCCGCGTCCGTTTTTGCCTCTTTCATTTGTTTACTGAGATACTCGAACGCGCCTCCGAGGTCTTTAACCCCGAATTTTCCCATCAGTTTTCCGAGGCCCATCTTCATTCCGGAGAAAATAGCCTCCATATTGACGCCCTCTTTCTCCCATTTTCCCATGAGAGCGGCGGACTTTTTGAGATCGAAACCGAGCGCCCGGAAGGGAGCTCCAAATTGAACGACCTTCAAAGAGAGATCGTCGACTCCGATTCCTGTTTGTTGTGAGGTTTTAAATAGAAAATCGAGCGTCTTTCCGGCGTCCTTGTTGGCGATCCCCCAATCTCCGAGAACCCGAGTCGAGTTCCTGATCGTCGAGCCGAGGTCGGACTTTGTTATCCTGGAGAGTTCAAGAGTCTGAGTCGCCAAATCCCGGAGAGGTTTTCCCGAGAGTCCGAGCCTCGTATTAAGATCGGCGATCGCCATTGAGACCTGTTGAGAGCTCTCCGGAACCTTTGAAAAAACGTCTCGAAAATCCTTTTCTAATCCCTTGAGAGCCTTCCCGGTTTTCCCGGTCCCGGTCCTGATCGTCGCGAGAGAGTCCTCGATAGCTATCGCGGACTTAACCGCAGCCATCCCAACCGCCGCAAGAGGGAGAGAGAGCGCGGCTGTCAATTCCTTTCCCGTTCTCTTAGAGTCTCGACCGAATTTCCTGAGTTTCTTGCCCGATTTAGCGAGAGCCTTGTCGAACTTTGCCGTCCGAGCTCCGAGATCGAAAAACATTCCGCCAATTCTTACTTCTCCGACCATGCTATTTAATCCCTCTATCCTTTTGCAGTCTAATTAAAGCCTCAAAATTTCGCCGGACTTGCTCCGGAGATTCTGAGTAACTCTTTTTCTCGGCTCCTTTATGCTCCGGGAAGTAATCCCATATCCCCGCATTCTTAGAGCCGGCACATCCTCGAACGACTGCCGTCAAAATTCCGATCCGCCGGTCCTCGCGACGAATCTTTTCGTTTAACCTATTAGACATCGCGAAAAACTGAGCCGGCGTTAAACGCCAGAACTCAGCCTCCGCAAGCCCCAAATCAACCCGCGCAAAGGAGACAATCTCGAGCCAATCCCAGCCCGACGCCTCCTTTATTCGTTTTTTGTTTCCTCTCCCTCCGGAGCTGGAGTCGAGCTCTCCTCTTTTGGCGGTCGAGCTTGATTAAAAGCCGCCGTTATCGCCTCTCCGATCTCCGTGAGTTTGTCCATCGTGAACCACTTCGCGACGACCTCGATCCCGGCTTGAGCTGCCTCGTCCGGTTTCCCTTCCTGATCGATCGCTCCGTCGAGGTGTGGAGACTCCGTTAAAAGAGCGGCCCAGAGGAGAGCGACGAGCTCGTCGATATCGCGAGTGTCGATCTCATCGTTAAGTAAATTTTTCCCGAGGAGCTTTTTAATCTGCCTCAGTGAATGCATAGAGAAAACGATCTTTCGCTTTTCTCCTCCGAGCTCGATCCATACTCCCGGATCAGCTTTTTCCAGATTGTCCGCCATTATAATTCCCCCTGAATTAAGCTAAAAAAACATTTTACTACTTACTACTAAGAACGAGTTACAGCTCCGGAGACGTCGAGAGTCACGCTGTAAACGTTAAACCCTTCAACCTGTCCCGAATAACTAAGTTGAGAAATGATAGCCGCAAACGCGTAATTTTCCGCGCCAGTATCCGTTATAATCATCTGAAAATTTGTTACTGTCTTCGCATCATGATTAGTTAGGAGAACGACGTGTCCGTTCGTGTCAGTGCTATCGTAATAAATATCGAAAGTCACTTGTCCGTTATCCCGGAGAGACGCCTTTTTTAATACAGTCGTCGATCCGTGATGAGCGGCCTCGATCACTCTCGCATTTAAAACAGGACCATTCGGCCCATTGTGAACCCCGTCGATGTAATAGAAATACTCC